TGGCCAAGCGGGCTGGGGTGCCTTCGCTCGCTGACGTTGCTCGATCAATCGCCGCCTGTACATAACTTCAAACGAACGTTTGCCCGTGTACGGCCCGGTCAGCATGGCATCCGCCCAGCTGCTAAGGCGCACCCCTTGCCCCCCGGCCCCCTCTGTGTACGTATGGGGGTGTCGCACAAAATTTTTGTAACTTTTTAAGGAAAAAACCGCATGACCATTGAACACCTTAAAAATGACTCCACCGCCCTTTCCCGCTATAAGTTGTTGCAGCGCGCCGCTGATACGGTGACAACGCGTGGCACGAACTACGGCACCCCTGAGAGCAACTTTGAGCGCATTGCTGTACTGTGGACTTGTATTCTTGGCGTCGAGATTAAATCCACACAGGTTGCGCAAATGATGGTAGCCTTGAAGTTAGCCCGTTTATGTGAGGATGATTCGCATATTGATTCGTGGGTAGACATCGCTGGTTATGCGGCGTGTGGCTTTGAGATTGTTGAGGGCAGGGATGACTGATCGCAAATTAACGACTCGTGAGGCTCGTGCGGCGCTTGCGTCTCAGGATGACGTTAAGCGTGACGCTGTTATCCATGAGTTGGAAGCGATTGCGTCCGGCGAGATTACGGACGTTCTTTCCTGGGATGACATGGGCCGCGTTCAGATTCGGCCATCTGACCAGTTGTCTGATCGTGCGCGCAGGTCTATTAAGAAGGTTAAGGTTGTTCCAACTGAGCATGGCAACAACATTGAAGTTGAAATGCACGACAAGTTGTCGGCCTTGCGCCTTTTAGCGAAGCACCGTGGCTTGTTGGAAGCGAACAGTGATGACCGTCGTCCTAGTATGATTGGGATTAATGTGACCGGGCCTAGCACGACGACGTATGAGGTTATAGACCGAGATGAAGAGGAGCAGATAGATGGCTGAATTTATAGCTGGCATCCCGATTAGGGAGCCGTTTAAGGGTGAATTGGATTATTTCCGCAAGAACCCTTCTGTTGCCGGGATGGCGACGGAGGACAACAAAGTCATCATTAACCCGTTTACCGCGCTCAACGAGCAGCAGAAACAGGCTGTTGCGCTCAATGAGGCCGCGCGCGTTTGGATGCGAACCAAAAAGGAATACGCGCCTGATTTCGCCCTAACCAAACAGCAAGAGCAATTTCTTGATACGACAACATATCGAAGCGCTTCGAAGTCAGAAAGAATGGCAACCGTAGCCGCTCGTCTTTTGAGTAATGACACGAGCGCGGGCGCACCCACTGCGGAGCAGTCTCTTTTTGTCGCGCGCTTGAGGATGGCTATGTTTGGGGGTAAGTGATGGCGAGGAGTAGTCGCGCGACGGATCGTTCGCCTCGTCGCCGTCGTCGCGGCGGCAACACTGAGGCATTAACTGGGTTAAACTTGGATTTTAGTGAAAGCCCTACGGTATGGAAGTTTTTAAACGACGATTCATTTGTGCGTGGTTTGATGGGGCCGGTAGGTTCTGGCAAGACGTATGCGAGTTTGGCCGAAGTTATGCTGAGGGCGGTGAAGCAGCCACCATCGCCAGAGAACTCAATCAGGTATTCCAGATTTGCAGTCATCCGCAACAGTTATCCGGAATTGCGGACGACGACGATCAAGACGTGGCAGGAGATATTCCCTGAGTCTGTTTGGGGGGAGATGCGTTGGAGTCCTCCTATTACGCATCATATTAAGTTGCCTCCTCGTGATGGCGCGCCGGGTTTGGATTGTGAGGTTATTTTTTTGGCGTTGGATCAGCCGCGTGATGTCCGCAAGCTGCTATCGCTTGAGTTGACGGGTGGGTTTATTGATGAGGCGCGAGAGTTGCCGAAAGCGGTTGTCGATGGTTTGACTTCTCGTGTTGGCCGCTACCCGACGAAGAAGCATGGTGGTTGTCCGTGGCGTGGTGTTTGGATGAGTACCAACCCAATGGATAGTGACCATTGGTGGTGTAATTTGGCTGAGAAGAACCCTGTTAAGGGTCGTTATCCTTGGAAGTTTTACAAGCAGCCTGGTGGCGTTAAGGAAGCGACCAAGGAGCATGAGGATTCGATTTTTGCGGCGGGTCAGTATTGGGTGATGAACCCGCTTGCGGAGAATACGAATAATTTGCCTGTTGGTTATTATGAGCAGCAGTTGGCTGGCAAGACACTGGATTGGATTCAGTGTTATGCGGGCGCTCAGTATGTTTATGTTCAAGACGGCAAGCCTGTTTGGCCGGAGTACGTTGATAGTTTGATGGCGCATGACGTTGAGTATGAGCCGGGCTATCCATTGCATATTGGTTTGGACTTTGGCTTAACGCCTGCCGCTGTGTTTGGACAGAAGATGCCTAATGGGCGCTGGCATATTTTGCATGAGTTGGTTGCGTTTGATATGGGCTTGGAGCGGTTTGCTCATCATTTGATTTCGGATATTCAGAGTAAGTTCCCGAAATCTGAGGTTATGTTATGGGGCGACCCTGCTGGTGGAAAGCGTGATGAAATTTTTGAAGTCACGTCATTTGACCACTTGCGCACTCTAGGGCTTCGCGCCCAGCCCACCGCGACTAATGATTTTAAAGTGCGTCGTGAAGCTGGGGCAATGCCAATGAACCGTTTAATTGATGGCAAACCGGGGTTGCTTATCAGTCAGGATTGTAATAGGGTCCGTAAATCGCTTGCTGGCGGCTATCATTTTAAGCGCGTTGCGATGGGTGGTGGTCAGGAGCGATTTCGGGACGCGCCGAATAAGAATGAGCATTCTCACGTTGGGGATGCTTATGGGTATCTTATGTTGGGTGGTGGTGAGCATCGAGCTTTGACCAGGAACCCAAATGGCAGACCGATGTTTAAGCAGCATACAGCGGCTGCGGATTTTGATGTTTTTGCTTAGGAGTTGATATGAACGTGAAGGGCATGACGTTGCGATTGAAAGAGGATACACGCGAGATGCTTCGCGCTGAGGCGGAACGTGCGCGTTATGGCTCGATGTCATCTATTGCGGATGATATTTTGAACCATGAGTTGAAGAGGCGGGGTCATCACACATCTGATGATTTGGACCGCGTGGTTGCGGCTGCTCGTGAGCAGGTGTGATGCGACTTGGCGGCGGGCGGCACAAGGGTGCTGCATTTGAGCGGGAAGTCGCTGGTCTTTTGCTTGATGAGTTGGGCATTAAGTTTAAGCGAGAGATTGAGCAATATCGCCAGTCTGATCTAGGTGATCTCGTACCGTGCGACGGTACGTTTCCATTTACGATTGAGTGCAAGCGATATGCGGATGGGTATCTTGCCAAGGATTCTTGGTGGGACCAGGCGTGTTCTGCTGCCCGTGCTGCTGGGTTGCTTCCAAGTTTAATTTATCGCTTTGATCGACGGCCTATCATCTGCCGCGTGCCAGTTGCTGCTTTTGTGGTGATGTCTGGTGGAAAAGATGATTATGGATGGCAATACAACGCGGACGTTACGTTTGAGGCGTATTGCATGATTGCGCGAGAAATACTCGCGTCGGGCAACCCTTGTATAGAAAGGAATGAAAATGTCATTGGGATTGGAAATTGATGCCCCTTCGGGTGGAGATATTTTGCCGATCATTAAGTTTAATGCGACGTCTGGTGAGTTTCTGGCCGTTAATCGAGAGCAGCAAGCTGATGGCACTTGGAAATCGGATATCGTTGAGCAAGAGCTTCCGTTCAAGTTCATCATGGACCTTGAGAATATTGAGGTTGGTTGGCTGTCTTTTGCTTCTGGCGCTCCAGATTTTGTCATGGTGCGTATTGGTGAAAAGAAGCCAGCGCAGCCGACAGAGGATCACAAGAAGGCTTTTCGCGTTCGCCTTTATAATAAAACGCTTGGCATGCGTGTTTTTTCCAGTAGCGCCAAAACCGTTGTCCGCACTATGGAAGCGCTTCACAATAAGTATGAGGCAGAGCGTGGAGCAAACGCTGGTAAGCTGCCGGTGATTGAAGTTCCTAAATTAGAAACCATTACAACTAAAAATAATGACCGGAGATTTAAGGTACCCGTTTGGAAAATCGTGTCATGGGTTGATGACCCAGGCGTTTTCGGCGATTCCTCCCCCGCTGAAGACCCCGCGCCTCAGTCGGACCCCGCGCCGACTGATGACGACGAACTTTTCTAACTGGTGCCGGGGGTGCGCTTCGCGGGCGCACCCCCGATTCTTTTGGGAGGAATTAAATGGCAGTTAATATTGGGTCTTACATGGAGCAGGTGGCTCGCCACTATTGGGGGGAGCCGAATGCTAAGTTATCGAGCCGACATCAGTTGCGGTGGGGAACGCACGGGTCCAAGTCTGTTGACTTGAGAAAGGGCACTTGGTTTGACCACGAAGAGCAAGAGGGTGGCGGCGTTACGCACTTGGTTAGGTCGCGTGAAGGTGCTTCGCTTTCTAGTATTGCGGACATATTGCAGCGTAAGTTTGGGATAGATAAAAAAACAGAAGAAGCGATCATGCCTCGCTCGTTTGTTTCTAAGTGTTACGATTATTACAACGCTGATGGCGTTCTATCCTATCAGGTGCAGAGGTTTGAGCCGAAAACATTTCGCCAAAGGCAACCTGATGGGAATGGCGGTTGGATCAATAACATGCGTGATGTTGATCCCTTGCCGTACAATTTGCCAGCGGTGATGTCGGCGGGCCAGAAGGCAATTTACATTGTTGAGGGTGAAAAGTGCGCAGACCGATTAGTTAGGGAGGGCAAGATTGCCACTACAAATCACGGCGGCGCAAAAAACTGGAAGCCGGAACTAGCGCAATATTTTTTGGGTAAGAACGTCGTTGTTATCCCAGACAATGACCAGGCTGGTATGGCGCACGCCAATCTCGTTGTCTCAGAACTAACAAACGTTGCGAAGTCTGTCCGCATGGTTGAATTGCCCGGTGTTGTTGAAAAGGGTGATATTTGTGATTGGCTTGACGCTGGGAATACAGTTGAGCATTTAACGATCTTGGCCAAAAAGGCTGAGCCAATTGTTGAAAAGCCAAAAGTCGATGACGTTGAAATTCAACGCGACGATATTTTCCAAACGTACTCACTATCCTTCCTTCGTTCCATGCCGCCTGTTGAGTGGTGCATTGAGGATGTTTTAACGAAACATGGATTTTCCGTGATGTACGGTGAGCCTGGGGCTGGCAAATCCTTTCTAGCTTTAGATATGGCCTTGAGTATGGCTTATGGTGAGGCGTGGCAAGGGAAGGCGTCAGCGCAGGGGGCGGTGCTTTATATCGCAGGTGAGGGCGTAGGTGGGCTAGGAAAGCGTATACACGCATGGCAGGCTTATCATGGAGTAGGCATTGACGCGCCATTTTTTGTTTTGCCAACGGCTGTCCGCCTTCGAGAGCCGGATGAAGTTGAAAAATTGATGCGAACGATTGACAGCTTTGGTATGGAGTTTAGCGCCGTCTTTGTTGACACTGTTGCAAGGGCATTGCTTGGCGGCGATGAAAACTCCGCAACTGACATGGGTATGTTTATTGATTCGTGTGATTCGATTAAGAAGCATGTTGGCTGCGCTCTTATGGGCATTCACCATAGCGGCAAAGATGTTGCGCGTGGGATGCGTGGTTCAACGGCTTTGTTGGGCGCAGTAGATACGAGTATTCGCGTTGCTCGTGCTGAGAATTTATTATCCATGAAGATGGAGAAGCAAAAGGACGCAGAGCCGTGTGATGACATGACATTCCGCATGGAAGAAATTGCACTGATTGGCGATTCATCCATTGTTCTTAGCCGCAAGGATGATGCTGAATTTTCTTCAAAAATCAATTTGGGTATTGAGGAGGACCGCGCCCTAGAGGCGTTGCGACAATTATTCATAGATCGAGAATGTTCAGAGGTTTCTCACAAGCAATGGACTGATAAGCATCGGTCAATGTCCCGCGATGCTGGCGGGACTAGGAGAATGCGCGCT